CATGCGTTGCGCTATTAAGACCTAAATGAATACCATTACCAGCAGATGAAAGAGAAATTCCTCCATTTCCAGAAGTAGCCTCTGCAACACTTACTGCACTACCAGTATGTTGATGAAGGTATTCTGTAGGTGTAAATCTTGAGACTTCTGAAAGATTGTTTGTAGCTGAGCCAATCATAAATCTTATAATTTGACCAGCAGAACCACCAGAGGAACAACATAAATCTAAAGAGTTAGTATTTTTTATTTCAGCATCACTTGAACCAGTTTTTGTAATCCTTATAATTGGATCTGAAGAATTAGCTATGTGTAAAAGTGTTGATGGTGTGGAATTAGTTATACCAATTCGATCATTTCCAGCATCTATGTAAAATAAATTTGCCTCTGTATCTCCTTCAATTCGAAAATCTACATCTGCCCCATCTTCGTTAA